TTTTCCCACCATTCTTCCCACCATTCTTCCCACCGTTCTTCCCGCCATTTTTCCCGCCATTTTTTAAGTAGATAAAGACCAAAAGTTAGTACTGCAATATCTATCTCCAAAGATTACGGGTAAAACTTCATGAGGATAGTTTTCATTAGAGGGAAATAAGATTAAGCTTCCAGCTTTTGGTTTTATTTCTAAGCCTTGATTTATCAACACTATTTCACCACCAGAATAGTTGTCATTATAATATAATGTTGAGGAAATATCCCTTGAAGGATTCCCAGTTGGTGTAGGAAGATTTTGTCCTGGAACATTATCTATATGTTTAGGTAAAAAACTACCAGACCTATACACAACCATACTGCATACATTTTCCATGTACAAACTGCACATAAATTTTTTTTCTATAAACCTGTAGGTTAATTCATTCAATTCAGCAAAAGCTGCAGCTATATTTTGCTCATCACCAGAAAGCTGCAAAAACTCAATAGCATTATGATTATAGCTATCCTTTTTTGTGGGGGCAACTATTGCCCAACTTATCAGTGTATCCAAAAGATGATTTGGTATAAAATCTTCAACGTAAAAAACTTCTGAGATCATTTCAATTCTGTAATTGTATAAAAAGATGGTGTAGTAAATCTCTCGCCAGAAGTGACCATTCTTACGCCGTGAAGGTAGTTGATATCTCCAGGATGGGCAACAGCTAAGCCAGGCTCAGGCTTTACCTCTATATCGTGTTGAGGGTAGTAAAGTTCCCCTCCCCCAAAATTGTCGTTATAATATATTAACGAATTTAAATCGTAGTTAGGGAAAGGGTTAGGGGAGCCGTCATTTAGCTGTTTGTCTGCGTGGGGTCTTTGCTCTAGCCCTGGAAACCATCTTATAATAACCGGTGGTCTAGTTGACAGTTTTACATTGAAAGCGTCTTCTAAAAAATACTTCATTTTAAGAATATACTTATCAACTATGTTGTATATTTCTAGGTTAATTTTAGATAATATTTCTCCACTGCACTGTCTATTAGACCAATAAGAAGCATCATAAGTGCATGTCCCATCTTCTGAATAAATATTTTCGCCGGCGTCCATCCACTCGTTAATTGTTGGGACAAATTTTTCGATCTTCTTTAGGTCATCAAGTTCAACAAAATTCTTAATAATTTTTATATTATCAATAGAGCTACCAAAATGGCCTGGTTCAATTAATGACTTTTCATCGTTAGGGTTCATAGTCTTCCTTCTTGGTAAAAATGGTGTTGTTTCCTGGGCATGTCCTATGGTATAGTGTATCATCTAGAACTAACCCCTATCCATAAGAAGGAGAAATTTATGGAATACTTTCATGTTGGCGATCCAAAGCTTGGGTTTCATTTATATAAGAACGCTATATCAAAAGATTTGAGAACATCTGAAAGACTAGAAGAAACCATAGGCAACAGTACTGATCAGCTATTTAAATGGTCAGAAGCAATGGTTGGCTATAACACAAAAATGCCAGAGTATAGGGATTGTGTTGATCTAAAAATTAGCCCAGCTCATTGGCCATATTTAACTGAACAGTTTAAAGAAGTAAAAGCAGTGTACGACGATATAAACAACTGCTTAACACCTTGCCTAAACCATTACGAATCTAGATATAATTTTAAAATGGAATTCATGGAAGCTATAAATTTTGTTAGATACCAGCCTGGTCAGCACTTTTCTGTGCATAGCGATCATGGTTTTTCTTACAGCTGCACACTATCTTCTGTCATGTACCTGAATGATGATTACGAAGGAGGGGAACTGTGGTTTCCTTACTTGGACATAAAGTTTAAGCCAGAATATGGAGACATAGTTTTGTTTCCATCAACTTATATTTTTGCACACGCATCGCTTAAAGTTACAAGCGGGGTAAAGTATGCTGCTGTCACAATGTTCGACTACAATGACGCTAACCATAAAAATACTTCTTATGGTTCAAATGCGCCGGAACAAAAGAGTGTTGATAGCAAAGATACAGTAATTGCCAAAGGGTCAAATGACCCGATCTTAAAAGGAATAACAGAATGACAATAGTTACATTAACAAAAACCCATCAAAGCCCGCCAGTTATAAAGCAATCACAAATTAGAAGAGATTGGATGGACGAAACATACAAGAAGCACGCCTATCAATGTATGCCTATGACGGTAGCTAACGTATATGGCTGGGAACTTCAAATGGAGGAAGACCTAGTGGTCCAATGGGACGGTGGCAACACTCCGCCAGTGATATTGTCTGGGCAAACTACGGCATCTGGCAGAGAGCAGGCTAACGCATCAATTATAGGTATGGTTTCTATTAATATGGGTTGGGCAATAAACACCGAGCCAGGTTACTCTCTCTGGATGTCCGGATCCCCTAACTACTTTTTAGATGGGGCTTCTGCTTTGACTGCGACTATACCTAGCTCATGGTGGCCAGATGAATCTCAAATGAATTGGAAGATTACAAAAATAGGTGAACCAGTAACTTTTCCAGCCGGCTCACCATTCTGTTTCTTTAACATATATGATAATACACTATTAGAATCGGTAGAGTTTAAAGTAGAAAATCTATGGGACAAACACCAGTTGATGAACGATAGGGCAGAATATGGGGAAATGAAAATGAAGAACAATACAGAGAATCCATGGACATGGACTAAAGGGATTAAGACCGGATTAGACGCAAAGGGTAATAGTATCGGTCCATCGTTTTCCGGCCTTCCATCTTTTAATGAGCCTGAATAGGTTGTGATCACTTGAAAACGCTTTACTATAGTGCAGGGTGAGATACTGCCAACTGAGCTTTAGGAGTATAATGTTTTTTACTATTGAAAGAATTGAAAAACTTAATCTAGCAAAAATTGCCTTAGAAGAAACAGAAGAAAAGCTTCAAAAAATTATTCTAAGAGAGCCCGTATTGTTAAAAGATTTCACGATAGAATCTTTTATACCAGAAAAAGATTTTAAATTTTTTGAAGATAGGTTTTTTAACGAAGAAACTAAAGCTTGGGAAGAAGTAAATGGAGTTATGTCTTCAGAAAAAAGGCACTTAAATCCCTTAGTCGAACTTCATGCTCGAGTCGATTTTTTAGTTACTTCCGTAAAACAGTGCAGGAAAACAATAAAGGAGTTAGGACACAATGTTTAATTTATCAGACGCGCAGAAAGCCAAAGCAAAAGCAAATAGCATTAAGGCTAAAGAAACAGTATTATATAAGCTGTTATTGGATTTAGGCATCGACCCAGACTCCATCCCGGTAGATGGTAATATACCAGTCCCTAATGAGCAAGACGCAGCTTACCCTTTGAGCCTGGGCGCGTTAAAGTATGCTCCATCAATAGTAGCTTATAATTTAATAGAAGAAATAAAAGCATTAAGGCAAGGTAGCTAAATGGCAAAGCTTGAGATCCCGCAATCAAAGATAAATACGATGCAAATAGAAGCTGAAAAAAATAATTTATTTTATGATTCTATGATTAATTTATCCAACGAAGAAGTTCTTGCCATAACGCAAAGCTCTATAGATGAGCACTTAAACTCAACCGACCACAGCCACTCATGCGTTCTGTGTCATAATATTGCTGTTGGAAGTGAATTATTTACTTCACAAGAAAATGGAGCTTAATAATGAAATACAATAAAGAACAACACGAAGCTAAAATAGCTGCAAACTTGCTTGCGCTTTTCCTTTCTTTAGGAATTGAAGAAAATAGGCTTGGAACAATTACGCCACAAGAACTTATAGCAGCGGTAGAGGAAACTTATCCTTTACTATCAGGGTCGGACAGAAACGCAACTAGTACAATAACTAAAGAGCGTAAAAGAATAATAAAAGCATGTCAAGAAAACTTGTATTATTATAAGCTAATAAAGAAAAGAGCATAAAAATGGCCCAAAGATTAAATCTATTTACATCAATGCTTAAGTCTGTCGAATATAGCAACAGTCATTATGACGAAATTATTTCAGAACAAGATTTGATAGATATGGCTTCCTCAGTATTTGCTAATGAGATTGGGCTAGAAGCAGATAGGTCCGTAGAGTCAATCGGTGCATTCCCAAACAGCTTTTATGGTTATGAACAGGTAAGTAATGGGCACACTGACGCCATGGCAGTTGCACGCTTTAGTGCCCTGCAGTTAGAGATGCTACTGAAATTAGCAAAACCAACTGGAGTTTTATTTCTTAAATTAGGCTTTATGGTTTCTCCTCATAACTACTTAGATAGCTTATTATCATGTCCTGTTTATGTACCAATTGACGAAGATCTTTATAGATCAGAAAATAATTGGCTTAATGGCCCAACCCCTTTAAACACTTTTGATTATTTAGAAGTAGAAGAAGGGATATTGCCCGTAGATGTAAACGTAGTTGTTTTCAATAGCCAGGCTTTAGTGTCAGATCCCAATACAGAAATAGTGCAAAATATATTTAATTCATTACCATCTGGTGGTGTCATGATTTTCTTGGACAACAATAATTACCAAACTACATACGTAACACCCGAAACAGATTTGTATGATGATTTGGCTAAATTAATTAAGTCTATAGATAATTCTAAATCATATCATATATCTACTGGAACAGGTTTTACCGTACTAATTAAGGACTAAGTGGCTTATGCAGGGGATATCTGTATTTGAAGCAACCCCATCTATAGAGCACGCCACTATATTTTCGTCCGTATGGTCTCAGTGTTGGCCTACAATAGCTGCAAATAATGGCTTTAGCGCGTCTCAAATAGCTTCTAGGTTAGAAACAAGAACGATAGACTGGTGGATTAAAGCCATAGAAGTCATGCCACTTGCGCAGTACGCATTAGACAAAGATAATAATTTTGTGATATCATATTTATTGTACGATTCAGATGTTCTTAGTATAAACCAAAAACAAACTTCTTTAAATACATCAAAAAAAGACGAAAATCCTTGTGTTTATATTTTTGCAGAAAAAGCAGCAAGAGGTTCTGATATGGTCAAACAAATTGGAAAAGATTCATTAAAAAAAAGAACTGAATTAGGTTATAATGTTTGTGGTTCTTGGATTATGAAATCCAACAGTAGATCTTTAGCCTATGCAGCAAAGACTGGATGGAAAAAAGTTTTGGATTTAGCTTCTCCAGTTTGGGATCCAGGGATAGATTTTGAATATTGGGTATTTGACAACACCAGTTGGAGCAGTAGATGATTGTATTAGATAATTTTTTAAATAAAGACCTTCATTCAAAGATGTTAGAAGATCTCAACTTTTATCCTGAATCAATGGGTGGTGGAGACCAAATAGCTACAGAGCTGAATAGCTACCATTATGAACAAGCAAGCTGCTATGCCCCGTACATGTTTTGGGATGGTTGGTGGAATAGTCCAGCTAATACATTAAAAAAACAGATAATACAAAGTATATGGGGTAGCCGTTTAGAGTACCAGCATGACGATATACTTGGTTTTGAATATTGGACCAGAACTTATAGAGCTGGACAATTTCTTGCAACACACGTAGATGAAGATACTTTCCTTTATGCTAGAGATAAAGTATTTACCGGGCCAGTAAACGGTGCAATATTATATGGATGCGACAACCCAGATGGTGGGTTTTTAGAAATTCACAGACATACTTTAATTGATGGATCATATGAAGCTTTAGAAAAAGATAGCATTAAGATATCACCGATAGAAGAAAGAGAAAGAATAGCTTATAAAGGTAACAGATTAGTGATACTAGATGCCGGCCACGTTATCCACGGAACAACCCCAGCAAATTCTGGTATTAGACAAGTAATGGTTATAAACGTTTGGCATAAAGACAATCCACCTTTAGCATTGTCTCTTGGAGAGTTTTTTTATGAATGATTTTGAGTTTCAATCATTATTAAATATAGGAATATATAAAAAAAAATTAAAATATATTGATAATAATAAAATTTATAAAGAGATTAAAAAATATTCTAAAAGTTTAAATGATAGTTTTAATTTAGATAAGATTCAATCTTATGAAGATCAAACATTTCCATTTGATGGTCTAGAGTGTAATAAGCTCGTAAATTCTTTATCTAGCGAAGTAAGCTCAGCCATTGGTCGCGAAATGTTGTTAACTGAAATATGGACTTTGACTCTTAAGAATGGCCAATCAGTTGGATACCATTCCCATAAATCAAACAGCCACTTACATCCTTCTGAATATTACTCAATTGCATACTACGTTAACGTTCCGGTTGGTAGCTCTGATGTTCAGTTTAAGATTACAGCATGCAACACATTAGAAAGCTCAGTTTTTATTAAAGCAGAAGATGGATTATTGATTATTTTTAATTCTTTCATCCCCCACATGACAAATAGGCACAACAACATCGACGAAGATCGTGTTGTCATTAGTGCTAATTTTTCTCCAAAAGATCCAACATTAACCTTAAATCCAGATTGGACACCATACTGGGATAAAAAATAATTTCACTTAATAGTAAAAATATATTTTGAGTAGATATTATCTTTTGACGGTGTTTGTGTTATAATTGGTAAAATAACATTTTGGCAAAAAGGATTTTATGATCGGCAAATGGACCTTGGCAGTAAAGACCCCTTTTGGGGAAGAAAAATATAACCTTGCAATAGAAGAAATTTCCCCATCTTTATCAGGAAAGATTTGGACGGACATGGGTTCGGCAAGTTTTGAAAACGGCAAGTATGATAATGGAAGTCTGCAAATAAATTTCAGTGTGGATACCCCGCAAAAAGCGCAAATTTCCATAAGAGGAACACACACAGAAGATTCCATCATAGGCACCGTACAGGTTGATGAGTACCCAAAACTAGATTTTAAGGCAGAGTATAATAATGTCAATATATAATATACCAATTAGATCGATAGACGGAGAAGAGAACGCACTTCTACCATACGAAGGTAAGGTGACCTTAATGGTCAATGTTTCTAGTAAGGCTGGTTATGACCCAAAGTGTTCAAGATTCTGGTCTTACGCAAGAACATGTAGACAATTTTGGCAACTACAAAAAGTCCATGATGAGTTTAAAGATAGAGGCTTTTCTGTCCTAGCATTCCCTTGTAATCAATTTGCTGCGACAGAGCCTGGAACTAACGAAGAAATAAGTGCGTTCATAAAAGAGTACTACCCTTTTGTAACATTTCCGTTTTTTGAAAAAGTAGATGTAAATGGAAAAAATGAACATCCTCTTTTTTCTGCGCTAAAAGGCAACGAAAAAAGAAACTACTCTGACACCGCTGCAGACCAATCAGACGCAGCTCAGAAGGGCCAGAACTTAGCTGGACAAGCTATAGCTAGAATTCCTCATGGATACGAAAAGTTTATAGTTAGCGGTGACGGTAGAATGATATCTCGCTTCAACTGGCAAGATATGCCACTAGATGAAATACCAAGAGTGATGGGTGCTGGCTGGACAATAAGAGAAGCATTGGATGAGATTTTAGGATGAGCTACGATTCTTCTATTCCAGAAAAAGGAAAAAAGATAAGCGACACAGCTTATCCAGTATCGCCAAAAATAACAGACGTTGAGATAAAAGAGATTGCTGATTTAGAGATAGAGATCCTTGGGCCAGGAATCATGGTTGCACGTAACGCGTTCGACCCAAGACAAGATCTCATCTTGCCTCATATTGATTCTAGAGCAGAGGCAGCACACGCCAATAGATGGACTTGGATAGAAGACGAAGATGGAAATAAGTTTGGCATTAATGAAGACGGTTTTAGATATAGACCAGAAGATGTTCCTAACACTCCAGTAAGAATTCTTGATCCAGTAAACTCAGAAACCGAAAGCAATATAAAAGATTATTTTGTTTATTTAGAAGAACAGATATATAAGGCTTTAATTAAATACATAGATCAATATCCGCTAATGGTTGGAAGTATTTGGTGGAAGACTAGAGGGCACGTATTAAGATACGGAGATGGTGGAATACTCGGCTGTCACGCTGACAATGATACCAATTATAAAGTCACCAAAGGTGTTAGGTACATGCCACGAGGCATGGTTGCATCAAGACAAACATGTGGCGCGTTGCTATATCTAAATGACTGTGTCTCTTCAGAAGAAGAGTTAGATGGCAAAAACTTTACTGGTGGCAACCTTGCTTTTGTACACTTAGGTATATCTTATGAACCAAAAAAGGGCGACATTATTTTCTTCCCAACAAACTATGTTGCAGCTCATCAAGTTAGTAAAATGGGCAAAGGTGTTAGGTATTCTTATTTAACATTTTTTGGCCAAGGGGCTAGTGACTTAACTGCAAACGTTGTTATATCTGAACCAGATCAAAGCTTCGAATGGTGTCCACCGGTTTGGTTTAATGATATATATGATGACTATGAAAAGTATTGTAAATCAGAATATTCTATTTGGGAAAACGCAGAAAAAAATAACGTAGAATTAGGTTGGAACCCGGTTTACCAAGGAAGAGAAGTAGCACAATATAATACTACTCACGATACGGTAGAGATTGCTGCAAAAGAATCTGAATCAAATAGCCAACAAAATGAACCTTCTTTAGAGGGCCCTTGTGGAACAGACGCACAAAAGATAATATAAAATGAACGCTGAACCAGCTATAGAGCAACTAGGCAATCGGGATAGTTTTATTCAAAAAAGCAATTGACATTGACCAAGAGTTAATAGTGCCCTACTTGGCTTCATTAAAAGAAGAAGCAATTAAAAAAGATTACACTATAATATATGATCAGAATAACATTGCAACTCATGCGGTTAATAGGTCTGGTCATAGATACGCTCTAGAAGACATAGAGTCATCTTGCAGTCATATAATGGAGTTTGCTACTCCAAATGTAGACCCTGTATATATTGAGTTTTTTAAGAAATGTGAAGACTCAATATACCAAAGCTTGTTAAAATATATTGAGATTTTCCCTATGATTCTCCCTTGTTTATGGTGGAGAACCCAAGGCCACATAGTTGCTTACGGACCAGGAAGTTCTTTTGGTCTTCATTGTGATAATGACGTAAACTATAAACCAGGTTTTGTCCCTGACCAACAGCTCGCTATTAGAAACGTTTGCGGCGCTATTATTTATTTTAATGATTCAGTTGAATCAAACCCGGATGTAAGCAAGCACCAATACTCTGGTGGAGACATAGTTTTCCCATATGCGAATGTTAGGTATTCACCTAAAGCTGGTGATATAATAATGTTTCCTTCAAACTATTTGGCAACACATGAGGTCGAGCCATGCACTGAAGGATCAAGATACGGATATGTAGGCTACTTTGCCCAAGGTTCATCTGACATAGATAGAGGTATCAACATAAGAGACAAGAGTGATATAATAGACAGCGGACAGGTTTGGATACCTGAGCTGTTTAATGATTATATATCTTATCTTGATAGTAAATACAAAGGTTCGGAAGAAGATAACTCAGAGCTATATAGGCCGACTAACCGAATCAATACAAGCGACAAAACGACACAAGAAGTAGATAAAGCAAAGGTTCAATTATGATAAACAATAATGTAGAAGCAGTAAATCTTACCAATGGTGTTATTCTTTTTCCCGGTGCTATAGACCTAGATTGGGATTGGGCTATCCAAACTACTGCTTCTTTGGTCGAATCAGAATGGTCTGATATGTACGTGCCAGGGATCGACCCAGAAACAAACGAAGAAATTTTTGTTAATAAGAGTGGGTACTTTTACGGTAAAGATAGCATAAACTTGATGCCAAGAAGGGCATCCGCTGCTCACTATAATAAAGATCCAGAAATTATGCAATGGCTTAAATTCATGGAAGAGACTAAAGACAAGTATTTATTGAAGTACTTAGAAATATTTCCATTAGCCTATAAGTGTGTTTGGTGGAAAGTAAAGGGCCATTTTCTTGAATACAATAAGGATGTTTACCTTGGTTCTCATTCCGATATAAGTGCTGATTATATATATGGGATCCTAGAACCTACTGATCAACTTGCTTTGAGAAATATAATAACAAATTTAATCTATTTAAATGATAGCGTTGACTCTGTAGATGAATTAAATGGTTCCAATTTTGTTGGCGGTAGTCACTATTTTAATTATTTTGATATAGAATACAAACCGAAGAGAGGAGACATACTTATGTTTCCGTCTAACTATATGGCAGCTCATGAAGTAAGAAAAGTAACAGAAGGCAAAAGATATAGTTATCTTGGTTGGTATAGTCAAGGTACGCCTAACCCAGCTGTGCATGAAAGCGTGACTGATCCAATAAAGAATCCAGAGTCAGCGATCCATGACACCAATCTCTATATGCCAAGCTTGGCAAAAGACTTTAAAGAGTATTTAATTTCGAAAGGCTACGATGAGCACTCAGAGCAACTTTCCATTACAAGATCAAGCTACTAACCAAACCAAGCAAAAAAAAATTAGCAGACAGTATATTGTAAGAACAATATATAAAGCCATAAATATATTTGGTATACAAAATATTATTCTTAAAGTAAGAATTTTTATATCTTTGTTTCAAAAAAATACGCCAGATGCAGGGCATTGGAGCTATAATATAAAAAACAATAAATGGGTAGAAAACTTACAACTAGCAAAGAAAACAAAATCTCACTATACTCTAAGAAGAGAAAATGGAAATAGCAAATATATATTCCATATAGACAGCTTTCCAAGACAAGGCAATACATCTCTAAGAGCAATCTTTCTTGAAGTATTTCCCACGCTGATAATGCCAGATGCAATGGTACACGTAGTGGCTTTCACTGAAGAAAAGATTAAAAAAGGGGAGATAGTGGTCAGTACCTTAAGAGAGCCTCACGACACTCTTTGTTCTTTTATAAGTAGATCTATCTCTGATAACGAAATAAATAAAGATTTATTCGAAAGTAAAAATAAAATAAACAAACAAATAATAAAAAGTGCAGTTAAATTCTACAATAGATACTTTGAATTTAATATAAAAAATTATGACAAAATTTATTTTATAAGCTTTGAGCAAGTTCTAAGTATGTATCAAGATTATTTAAGTAAAAATGAAACAAATAATTATATATTAAAGTATTTTTCTAAAAAATACAATTTACCTTTTGCAACGATTGAAAAAACACATCCAAGAGTTGACAATATTAACTATAGAAGTACGGTTAATCAAGATGTAAAGGCGTACTTAATAACTAACAAATTTTATTTAAAAAAAATTAAGAAGTCATACAAATTATATAATAAGCTAGCTAATATGATAGATACAGATCAAAGAGGAATTTACAATAATGGAATATAAAGACCATAAACATGGTGTCGTCGTCTTTGATAACGCCTTGGATATAGATAAATCTTTTATAAAAGAATACATAAATTGGCTAAGAGAAAACGATGAATCAGTTTTCCAAAAAGTTACAACAGAGGAGGGCAGCCATGCAGTCAATAGATCAGGATTTAAATTTAACTTAAACTCTTTGGAAACTGCACCGGATAGATTTACTGATACTGTTGGTTCCCACTCTGGCAGAAAGCCTAAACCAGAATATACAGATTTCGTAAAAGCATGCGCAGATGCTACCTACAAGTGCTTAGTTCAGTATTGCTCGATATACACAGAGGCAGCTAGTACCATCTGGTGGAGAGGGCACGGTCATATAGCTGGTTACACAGAAGGAAAAATGATAGGCCCACATTGTGACAATAGGGTTCAGTTTGATTTCACTGAACTTCCTAAGGTAACAATGCCATTTCATAACGTAATAAGCGCAGCATTATATTTAAACGATTGCGTAGATAATGAATCAGAAGTTGAAGATGGGTCTTTTAGTGGCGGTCATATAAAATTTAAATACGCTGATTTAGATTATGCCCCAAAGGCTGGAAGCGTTGTCCTATACCCGTCTAACTATATAGGGACACACGAAGTCACACCAGTAACTGCAGGAGAAAGATATGCTTTCTTGCAATTCTTTGCTTACGGGATTCCAACTAACCCAGACGGCCTAGTAAACGATGGTGGAAATTTAGATTGGCTTAAAGATTTAGAATCTGATTCTAGAAAAATAATTGACGCAAAGAGACATGGTTAATACTATGGAAATTTATCCTGTCTCAGGTAGTGTTGGCGCAGAAGTATCTGGCTTTGATTTAACTAAAGACCTAGAAGAAAAGCAAGTGTCTAGTATACGCTCAGCTTTGTTAGACCACAAAGTATTATTTTTTAGAGATCAAAAGATAAACGAAGAACAGCTGATAGCATTTGGTAAAAAATTTGGAGAACTTAACACTCACCCTTTTATAGGCGGGGCAGAGAATTATCCCGAAATAATTAAAGTGCTTACAGAGCCAACTACTACAGCTAACTTTGGAGGCGACTGGCATCATGACGTAACCTTTATGGAAAAGCCAGATATGGCTACAATTCTACACGCAAAAGAAGTACCTGATTTTGGTGGAGATACTTTATTTGCTAACCAGCATGCCGCTTACGATGCGCTTTCTGACAGTATGAAAGATTTTTTATCTGGCCTGCATGCAGTTCATGATGCAAGTCTAATCTTTGCTGGTAATGGATATTATTCTAAAAACTCTCACTCTATAGATACAAAAAATGAAGAGGAAGCTACGACAAAGGCTATTCACCCAGTTGTAAGAACTCATCCGGAAACCGGCAGTAAAGCATTATTTGTGAATTATTCATACACCAATAGGATAGTCGAATTATCAAAAAAGGAATCAAAGACACTGCTTAAGTTTTTATTTGATCACTGCACTAGTGAAGAGTTTACCTGCAGATTTAGATGGCAAAAAGACTCGATTGCGATGTGGGATAATAGATCAGTCAAGCACTACGCCCTATTCGACTACAAGGGTAAAACAAGAGTAATGCATAGGGTAACAATTAAGGGCGATAAACCATTCTAGAAATGGCAGTATCTTTAGGCTTAAGGTTAGTTACTATAGCTAGTAGATCAAATTGAAAGAGCATACTTATGTACAATATGGAAATTGCCTATAGCCAAAATAACGCTACTTATTCTGGCACGGTTATCATATATGCCCCCTCATTAGAAAACCCAATTACATTAAATAATATAAGCATTATTTCTGTAAATCAATTAAACTATTCAAATTATACAACGGTTGCAGTTTTAAGTATAGATACCGCACCTGACGGGACTATCACGGTAAGCGTGGTTGATGAAACGGCAAGTGCCCTTATCGGGATAACTAGTTTCTCAAACTTAGGACATGGTTTAATCGCAGTTTCTTAACCGCTATCTGATTTATCTCACGTTTTCTGTTACTATAATATTACAATTCTTTTAGTGAGGCTCCAATGACACTAACTTCAATTATCATAAATGATAAAGTACGTCTTAAAGTAAAATTTGTAGACACTGACCCAGTAAGTGGCCAGCAGGTAAACGTATCCCCAATTCAGGGTGGAGTAACTTTAATTATTAAAGACCCTGATGACTCAACAGTCTCAAATACAACTCCAGTGTCTTTGACTTCTTCTGAGTATTACTTTGATTTTACCCCATCAAAAGCCGGAGAGTACAATATAACGTTTGTTGGTGTTTTGCAAGATGGAACCTATATAACAGTTACGCAGCAAATATATGTCAACAGTTTGGCCACCGATTACAGGCCAACAGTAACCCTAGGTAGCGATGAGATAATAAGTTTTACCACTGTTGTAGAGCCATTATATCTAGACCCAGAAGAACTATTAGCTTTTTTCCCTGATGCTTCCTTAACCGAAGTGGGAGAGCTAATACATCATTATTCTACTGAAGTTAAAAAAATATTTTCAATAGAAGATTCAAATATATTCCCAGATTTGCCATTTACAGCGGTAGAGTATATCAAGGCATCCTCTGCTTGCGAGCTTAGTAGAACCTATGGGTTTGGTGGCGATGACGAGCTTTCCCTTAAACTAGGAGACCTTAGCGTAACCAACAAGTCAATGCCAAGATCGTCAGTCAATAGAGGTAACGCCACAACGTGGTGCCAAATTGCAGCCTCATTGAGAAAAGAACTTTTAGCTTCTCAAGTTTCTATGAGAGGCGTTCAACCAAAGGGTCTTCCTAGTGGACTTGGAACTAAGACTTCTGGGAAGCAAATAGACCCAGACACTGGTCTTGTTATTTATCTTTCAGATAGGGAACTGTATGGTCCGGGCAGAAAGGGTAGCGTAGTTGACGACCCAATGCCGAAGAGGGGCCTAAGAAGTCGTGACTGATTTAAGTAGAACTTTTAGAAACATACTAAAAAAATGGGGTCATGACGTTCTTATCCAAAGAAGATTAGACAATGACTTCAACTACTCTTCTACCCTTGAAAGAGTAACGACTAGACATATGTACCCAGCAAACTCAGATTTAGTTAACCTTTTAAGAGAATCGTCAGAAGGAACATCGCCGGATGCGGTCGAAATGATATACTATTTTGAAACAAACATTAATCCAAGAACCGGTGATCGTATATATGAAAATATAGAAAATCATCCAGATGGCCAAATGGTATACTTAATAGATTATGCAGTACCTATGCGTGGTAGATTTGGCAAGATAGAATATTGGGTTGCTGGAGCAACTAGAGAAAAGCCGGTGTAATATGTCGTTATATACAAATGGTCAACAAGTTACTTTTAAGTTCTTGTTTAATCTAGATGCTGAGTTCTACGACCCAATCTATATAGATAGCAACTGGGCACAAAGGAATACATCCGCTACGCCATTCTATGGTTCCACTACTCGTGATATATTAATAAACGTCATAAGGGGAGAAAATGGCGGCGGTGGAATTGTCGATGGCACTTTTTCATACAACGCTCAGTCGCTAGTGCCTGACTACGGTATACCTATCACAACGCAATTTAACACAAGCCCTGATTTAAAAACTAAGTTGGAAAAAAATTATATAACAAGAGAATCAAAAGGAGTATATAATTTCGTATATACGATACCAGAGAAACTTTTTCCAGGTAAATATACAATTGTTTTAGAAGCAAAGATAGATGGCGTAAGAGAAGTCAGAGAATTATATTTTCAAGTAAGAGATGTAAATTCAAAAAAACCAATATATATAAAAAGCAAACAAATACAAGATAATATTGCAACTTTAACAACAGTCAATACCCATGACTTAAAACCGGAAGAGCTAATAACTATAACTGATGTAGACCCAGTTTTAGATGGAATA